ACTTCGACAGGGATGAGTTCGATTCAGATGAGGCCTGGGAAACCTTTATGGAAGACCAAGGGCCCTATGTCGAGCGAGGAGGGGTCCCGAATCCGGAGCGCCGGATGGACATCGATCGGGGCGGCGAAACCCTCGAGAAGTATCCGGTTTTCGACGCCGTCGTGATGGGGCTTCCAGAGGCTCTTCAGGAAGAGACCCGTCAGGGTGTCCCTCTATTTGCTGCCAAACGGGATTCCAACATCATCATCCCAGAAGGGAAGAAGAGCCTGACCTACGATCTCCTCAAGAGTCCATGGATGGAGCAGCCGAAGTCCGAGGTCGTCGACCCCTCAATTCCCGATTGGGACAACCTCCACTACTTGGTCACAAAACCGGCCCGTGAAGCGATTGAGAAAGCCATCAGTGATGGCCACGTTGACTCCGCGGCGGCTCGCCTCGTGGAGGAGACCAAACGGATGCTCAAATATCCGGATGTGGCTGCCGGAACCGGCTGGTATGGTCGGATGAGGAAAAAACTCCGGTCGTCACTTGAGGATGACCACGAGATTTTTACCCACCTTTTGGGGACCACCTCGGCCCAGACTCCGGTTGAACTCAATTTCCAATACGCCGTCGAGGCTCTGCTGCTTTACAAGCGAGGGAAGTTCGATCGACAGATCAAAAAATATCTTGAGTTCATCAATTTTGAGAACCCCAAGGCGGCAAGAAAAGTGATGGATAAGCGGGGGATCACCGACCCTTCCGAGATCCTCACCGATCCCCAAATCGCTGACCGGTGGGTGACCCATTACAATCTACTGCCGCGGCGTCAGAACGGCGGCCTGTTTGGATCCAACTCCTACCCGACCCTCAAAGCCCTGTCTGGAGTCTGGATGTCCGACAACATGACCCCCAAGACGCCCCAGTTCGCGATGAACCTCTACGGGTCCTCACTGGAGGCCACGATCGATCTCTGGGCCGCCAGAACGCTTCGACGGATCATGTGGGGTGATCTCAGAAAGCAGTGGAGGATTCAGCCGATGCACGAAACTGGCGTCAAGAATGAGGATTTTGCGCTCGGTCAGGTGATCTTCAGAAGGGCTGCTAATATTCTCGGGATGGAGCCTGACGACCTTCAGGCTGTGGTCTGGTTCGGTGAGAAACACATCTGGGAGGAGGAGGGGTGGACCGGAGAGATCGGTGCCCTGAAGTCCAGTTTCGACGACGTAGCGGACGTCTTTTTCCCCGATGGTCGACGACCTCGACAGTTCAAACACGGCCAGAATATTGTTCGATTTATCCAGAAGGAACGGCTATATTTGGGTGACATCCTTTCCGAGGATGATTACAAGTCCCTCACCCCAGGATCGAAGGAATACCGAAAGGAAACCATCTCCCGAAGACAACATGAGCGCGAATACCGAGAAGCAGCAAAACAACCTGGTGTCCCAGCTTACATCAAATCAAGAGGATTCGACCCGATTCGCGACCGAGACTCAGGAGAACCACCGACCCCGCCAAGCGAACCAGATGGAGGCTCTGATGGCGGGGGCTCTGGACCGAGCTCAGGAGCAGGACCAGCAGGAGACCTCGGAGCGTCCCTGAGGGACGTCCCCGAGCCAATGGGTGTGAACATCAACGATAGTTCGCAGCCGTTTACTTCACAAATTCTCTCCGGTGAAAAAACCATTGAGACGAGAAATTCAGATTCTCTTCGGCCTTACGTCGGAAAGCGAGTGGGCATCGTCAGAACCGGCGTTGGGAAGGCGACCCTCGTGGGTTACGCTGATGTGGGAGAGCCAACCCTCTACCTGACTGAAGAACAGTTCCGAAGGGATGAAGGAAAGCACCTAGTGCAAGCTGGGAGCGATTACGACTTCAAGGAGAAGAAGTGGGGTTACCCGCTGACAAATGTTGAGAAAACAGAGCCTCGAGAACTGGACTCCAAGGGGATAGTGAGCAGGTCCCTCGGGGCCGCCGAGCGGGACTTAGGGAACATCGACGAAGAAGGGGCCGACGCTGCCCGTATCCTTTCCGAAGAGGTCGATGATCTCGCGGAGTTCATCAAGATGCTTGAGGCCCGGAAGGGTCAGGTGGAGGGCGAGGTCGAGACCGCGGTCCCGAGGTTGGCAAATATTTCCGGTGATGAAAATGTCAGGGCGGCCCACTCGGTGGTCCAATGGGCATACGATCAGGAGCGTGAAAAGCTCAACGAGCCCGATATGATGGCGGAAGGGCGCCGGATGGCCGACGAGACCCCTGCCGCGGTCGAGAGAGCCATACTGGAAGCTGGGGCCAATCGAACGACCCTTGGGAGTCCTGAGATGGTCTACGCGGCCAAGGCTGTCCTCTCACGGGCCTGGAGGGACGCCACGGCCTCAGGAGACCCTGAGGCTATCTCACGGGCTCAGGTGCTGTCTCACGCCTACCAGAGGACCCGCACCGAGGTGGCGAGGGAACTGGCGGCCGGTCGAGACCCATCAAAGACCCCAGCGGAGCGTCACGCGGAGATGATTGCGTCCTTTATGGGATTCTCTGAGCATTCCGGCGCGGAAGATCGCAGAATCAGGGATCTCGCGAAGGGCTCACAGCGCCGTGATCGCATCAGGGAGGTCCACAAGCTGATCTCACAGGCCAAGAGCCCCGAAGAGGCGAACCGCTACAAGAACGAGCTCAGGACGCTCAAGGAGGCCATTCGGGCAGCGGAGGTTGATGCGGAGGTGCAGCAAAAGCGCATGGAGACCGCCAAGAACGTCCTCGGAACCTATGGGGTCACGTTGCGCGATATTTTTGACGGTGATCGAATCAGGGCTGCCCGACAGGCCCCAGCGGTGAAATCCGCGATCGAGAGAATGAGATCTCAAGCAGGCAAGGACGCCGCCCGGATGATCCTGAACAGGCAGCCAAACAAAAAGATCCAAAAGAAACTCGGGATCACCGAAGAGAAGATCAGGCAGTTCGAGGAAGATTTCCGCAAGGCCCTCCGGTTGGAGTTTGGAAAAGCGGCCCAGCAAATGGCCCAGCGGAATGAGCAAGGCCGTCCCGATGACCTCGTGCTTGTTCCGGAAGATGTCCGGAACGGGAACCGATTCCACGGTGACGAAGGGGGGCAGTTCGATGTCTCGAGGCCGGAGCATGCAGTCTGGGCCGCTCGGACACTCGCCACTTTGTTCAATGGGAATGCCTACAACGCCATAAACGAGTTCTGGATCAATTCGATCCTGTCCGGTCCCCAGACCCAAGCGATCAACGTGTTCTCCAATGGGCTCAACCTCGCGTGGGACAAAACTATCGAGACCGGCCTCGAGGCGATGTTCAATCTGATCGTTCCGGGTGACAAAACCCAAGGGGCTCAGTTTGGGGATGTCCGCAGGTTCTGGGAAGGATTTTCCAAAGGGGTTGCTCCGGCATGGAGGAACGCGGTGGCCTCATTTAAGAATGATGGCCTCGACTTCTTTGAGGCATGGGCCATGCAGGAGCCGGTGGCCAGGTTCGATGTCTCCAAAGTGGAATCAGCCTACCTGCCTTCAATCAAAGGCGCGAAGGGCAGGTTGATCAGGACCCCAGGAAATGCCCTTCAGGCGATGGACACACTGTTCAAGACTTCGATCGCCTCCGGTGAGGTCGCGGTTCAGGCCTACAGGATCGCGAACGCACAACTCAAGGTGGGGGACATCACCGAAGCCCAGATGGGTGGTCGTATTGCTGAATTGATGGAGCACGGGAGTCCGGCTTGGATCTTGGCAATGGAGAAAGCCAAGGAACTGACCTTCACCCGAGAGTTCCAGAGCCACCCAGATGCTTCAAAGCGAGAGAAGTGGATGTCGATGGTTCAAAGTTTCCGGTCCGGAAGGATCCGCGGGGCCGAGGAGTCAATGATCAAACTGGGTCTCAGTTTCCTGTTTCCCTTCATCCGAACCCCATACCGAATTTTCGAAATCGGACTCCGCAAGGCACCGGTGACCGGCACGGCCAACCTTCTCTACAAGGTGATCAAATCCGGAATCGCAACCTACGGGCCCAACGGTTCACTCTCCTTCAACGCCAACTACGGTGAGATGGGCCGATCGGAATTGGTCCGAGACATCACCGAGCAAGCGATTGCGAGTGTTGCTATGGCCCTCTTGGTGGGAGCCGCTGAAGGAGATGAGGATGATGAAGACAAGGAATTGCTCATTGTCGGGTCACGGCCATACGCTCCAGGTGGACACGGCGAACGAGAGTTGGCGAACCGCCTCTACGGCAGCAGCACCATCATCAGGATCGGAGGTCGTGACGGCGTCCACATCGACTACGGCCGCTATGAGCCGATCTCCACGGTGCTGGCCTCGATGATTGATATGATTCGCGAGTTCAAGAGGAACCCCAATACGGATGGCCAGACATGGCTGGTCAACCTCGGTGGCTCGCTGGCAAATCAGGCACAGGAAAAAACCTTCCTTCAGGGGATCCGGACGATTGCCGACACGGTGACGATGGCAAATCAGATGCTGAATCGGGAGCCCGAAAAGGCCCAAGAGCAAATCGAAAAAACAGCCAAGGAGTTCCTACGGGGGTTTGTTCCGAACCTGATCAGGCAGCCACTCCGGCACCTTGATCCAGTTCCGCGGGATCGGTCCGGATATCTCTACGCACTCACCAATGCCGGTGCGTTTGGGCTTCCCAAGCACGACCTCTACGGAAGGGACCTCGAGAAGACTCTCGTGGGACCGGCAAGGTTGCTTGTCCGGACCCCGACCGACGCCGATGACCTCCATCCGGGTGATGCGTTTCTGTCCTCACTTTCTATTCGCCGCCCCGATCTGGTGAGCACATTCCCGACATCCTGGGGTGGCTCCACCACTAACAAATTCAAAAACAGCCTTGGCGAGTGGGAAGATATGACCGATGAACAGAGGAATGTCTTTTCAAAACTTGCAGGTCAAAAATTCTCTCTCAAGGTCAACCAATGGGCTGATCCGATGAAAATGCGAAGACCAACGGAAGATGACCTCAAGGATTTTAAGGCATTGCTTTCTGCGGCCCGGAGGGAAGCCAAGGATCAGCTTTTTGTAAACGGCCAGTATGTTGGCCCTACCCGATAGAATCATGGCAGAACCCCAAATTGATAAAATCCTCGAGCAAGCTCCGCAGTATCCCCCCGTCGATCGCAGGGATGAGCCCCGCGTCATGATCAAATCAGCACTGCGTCTGGATCGAAAACAAGAGGATCGCCTGATCGAATGGGCGGAATCGAGGAACAAAACCTTGGAGGGAGAGATGGGTCGTGAAAATATTCATGACGTCAACTGGTATGCGAGTGACCCCGGTAAAGCTGCCAAGTCAGCCCAGACATTCATGGGGCGCCGGATCATCTACGAGATGACTTTTGCCAACCAGGTCGAATGGCGCGAGTCAATTTTGCGCGGCATTTTCGAGGAATCGAACCACACCGTTCCAATCAGTCGCAGGATCGTCCAGCAGCAAGTCAGCAGGGCTATCAAATATTTCGTGGGGACGGAACCCTTCATGGCGGCATCTCCGATCGGTGAGAGCGACAAAGAAATAGCCGACAAGGTAAACCGCTACGCGAATTTCAAACTCCGGAAAGCAAAACTCAAAAAGACGATTGAGCGTGCGATCTACGGGGCCTTCATCAGGGGGGAGACGGTTGTCAAAACCACCCACCTTGATCAGTCAGTCACCTATGAGACCGAGGCTGTGGTGATGATAGGCGAAGATGGGAATCCGATCATCGCGGCCGATGGCGACTACATCTATTTCGATGACGACATCATCGAGGTGGAACCCGTGGTCCCAGAGGGTGAAGATCCGATGGATTTTGTCCCACAGTCAGTATTGGGTCGAGATCAGGTGACCCCCATTCCATCGGAAGCAAATCGGCTCTACGAGGCCAGAACGATCGAAAGGACAGTGACCCACTACAGGGGGCCGGAATCAAAGCCGGTCTACTTTCGCGATTTCCTGTGTCCGCTGAACGCTGAATCGATCCAAGACGCCGACCAGATCTGCCACCTTTACGATATGCCGGTGATGTCGCTGGTCGATATGATCGTGCAGAACAATTCCATCCAAGGTTCGGAGGACTCCTACATTCGCGGCCTCAACCTGATTCGGGAGGTGGCATCCGAGTCCGGACAGCCCAGCACGGCCGCAAACAAGCCCCGCCCTGAACTCAATGAGTCGGGAGAGGATTTGACCTCAGAGGGCGAGGCGGAAGCCACAACGAGGGAGCCGACCACCGAAATTGCGGAAACCTATCTGCGTTTTGATGTGGACGAAGACGGTCGGTATGAGGATGTGATCTTGGTCTACGATCGTAAGAACAACATTCCGCTTTTCTATGATCACGTTGCCAATGTGACTCCGGACTCCAAGCGCCCTTTCCGGTGCGTCCGAATCAACCCCGTTGAGGGAAGGTGGCACGGTATTGGATCCATGGAGATTTTTGAGCCAATCCAGAAGATTGTGGACCTGTCCTTCAACCGATGGAACTTCAGCCAGTCAAGCTCCGGTCGGATTGATCTCTTCCGGCCCTACAACACGATTGAGGGGGATTCGAATCCAAACCTCGAGATGAACTGGGGAGGAACCTACACGCCGCTGCCCGATAAGACATCCGATGATGTAATTGAGACGGTTTACTTGGAGGACATCAAGTCTGACGAGCTTCAGAACCTGATTGAGTTCAATCTCCAGATGGCGATGAACATGAGTGGGGTCGCGAGTGTCAACGATTCCGAGATGGCCGGCATGGACTCCACCAAGCTCGCCACGGGGATTCGGAATATCGACCTCAGTGGTCATGAACTTTTCGGGGTCTACGTTTCCGACCTTGAGGACGGCATCGAAGACCTGGTCCATCAGGCCGTCCTCGTCACGATGGCCAATCTTGATGAGGATGAAGTCTTCGAGTTCTTTGAGGGCGGGGCTCCGGAAATGGGGGTCATGTCCCCAGCGGAGATCAATCACCTCGATCTCAATATCAGGCTCGAGATGACCCGCTACCACGCGGAGCAACAGTTGCAGCAGAACCTTCAGGCCTCTGCCATCGTCAGGGAGTTCTACAGTCTGCCGCCACAAATCCAAATGCAGACAGTCCAGTTTTACGTGGATATCCTGAAGGCGTTTCAGATCCAGAATGCCGAACGGTATCTCGTTCCTTCAAATGTCCAGATCGGCGTAGAGCCAGGGTTGCCCGGAGGGCCTCAGGGTGCTATGAGTGCAGCGGGGGGACAGCCCAAACCCAGCACCGGCCCACTGACCTGATGGACAACACTGATCGCATATCTGCAATCCGGACTCTTCTCAAGAGTCCCGGCTGGAACAACTACCTGAAGCCGGACCTCGAAAAAGCCCTGTTGATTCTTGAGAAAGACGTCCTCCGGAACGAGGAGCTTTCCGAAAAAGACAGGGAGGCGAAGCGTAACGAGGCCAAAGCACTCCGGAAATTGATCCACAAACCAGATCGAGACCTGGTCCACCTTTCGAAACAAATGAAACAGGATAGCTAGACCTTTTCGAGATCTATCCGGACTTGGCCGGACATGCTGTAGGCAGCAAACTCTCCAATCCCTGTTGAGTTGAACGGTGTCCCGTCATTGTATCTCGTATCTGGATCTATCTGAGTCCTTGCGCTGCCGAGTCCTGATTGTAATCGTGGGCGGATCGTGTATTCAGCGCCCGACAGTGCAGTCAGAGTGAAGTCGACATTTATCTCCCTATAACCGGTGGGAGGGTCGCCTGAACTCTGAGGATCCGAAACCTCATCCCCATAGGAGTTGCCTCCAATCAGTACGTCAGCACCCTCGAGAACCGATTCATAAATCGGCATCCATGGGACTGGGCCGGCCGCTGGGTTGAAGTTAGTGATTACGGTCACCGGTCCGCACCACCCAAGGCCTACGCCAGCGGAACAGGAAAATGGAATTTGGTATCGCCAACCTGGATTCGGCACCCCTTCAGCGCGATCCTCTTCCTCCCACACCTTCCTCCAGAGCGATTGATCTGTGGCAAAAATTGAATTGTTCCTGACCGTGACAACCGGCGCAGTGGTGGCAAAGTTATCGTTTTCAAAATCGGGCCAATCCCTCCAAGCCTCGACCCCGTAGCTCCCATAGCTCCCTGAAGCAGTGTTGGTCTCCAACGATGATTCGAATGCGTCATTGGGCGGGAACGGGTTCGCCGTTCTGGTTATGTCATCAATATTCCCAATAAGTGACGTCCTCAGGAAATCGTAGGCGTCAAGATAGTCCGACTCGCCACTGTCGCCATCACCTTTCGGTATCCACCGGCGCTCTCTCTTGTAGATTGTCGGCGCATCCTCATCGGGACCAATCAGCGGGTCACCCTTGGTCAGATTGGAAGTTCCATTTCCAGAAATCGTTCCGCCAAAACCATCGCTCACATTCACTGAGTATCTGATTTGGTTCACGTTGAGCATCCAGTCTACCCAATCCCTTGGCCTCACCCAAAAGGGATCCCAAAAAGTAAGCTCGGACACTTTATTGCCCTGCCGGTTGGTCATCCATGCGTTGCGTCCGCAAAAAGGGGTCGGGTCAGGTCTGCTCATGGAAGATAGATGTCTCCGGGTAGAGGTGATGGGTAGACCATGTATTGGCCCTCCTGTTCGTCCTGATCGATAAAATATGAATCCACCAATGTGAGATCAGAATCAGGGGCCACCGATCTGACTCCCACGTTATCGTCAGATAGCACTGGCGTGATGTCTGCATTTTCCAAAACATTCAGTGGGTGCGTGATGGCGAGTGGATAATAGAATTTGAGGAAATTGAAGTTCCCTCCTCCTTGACTCTCAATCGGGTAGTCATCCGACCAGTTCTGCCCTCCTTTCAGGGTGATTTTCCACTCATCACTAACAAACTCCCCCTCAAGATAGAGGCGGTCATTGTTGGCCGAAATATCAAATTCCTGGTCGAGTTTCTCTATGGAGATTGCCGTATTGAACATCGCCCCTGACCGGATGGTCCCCGGATTCTCAACCGAGACCGCGTCAGGGCTACCGGTCAACCTCCATTTTCTTGCGGACTGTGGATCACTCCCAAGTAGGTCGGCAAGGGCTTCGAATTTCCTGCCAGTAGCGTCGACCAATATCTCATGCTGCAAAGGCGTAAGCAGATCGACAACCCATCTCATTTGGTCCTGAAGGGCACTTAGTGCCCGTGCTTGCATGGCGGCTGCGTCCGGATCGAAATCTGCACCCGGAACTGGTGCCATGAAGTCGTCTCCTCCTGATGGTGCTGTGAATGGCATAACTGAATTTTTTGTTGACTCGGTCACTTTACCACTCAGATGCTTAATATGGAAACGGATTCGTCTGAGGCGAGAGCCCAGGAACCACCAGAGACGGCGGCTACCCAAACGGGGGCCGAAAACCAGAATGCTGTAATGCCAGACGCATTGGGGGATGACCCCAATTCGTGGATGGATGCGGCGCTGAATTATCAGGAGCCAACCGAGACATCGGCACAGGAACCCGCTGGCGAGACGCCGCAGGAATCAAATGAGCCGACTACGGAAGAATCTCAACAACCTGCGAGCGAGGAGTCCACTGAGGCACCCGAACAGCAGCCCGGAGAGTCTGACGAAATTTATCGGCAGCGCGTAAGGACCAGCGATCCAATGCTGGCCGAAGTGTTGAGGCTCCAGAAGGAAAATCCGGACAAGACTTTTGCTGAACTCCAAGCAGAGGCCCAAATGAAACTGGCAGAATCTGCCGGTATTCAGATTGAGGTCCCAGCAGAAGAGCCCACAGGGGTCGATGAACCGGTGGATCCGAATGCGCCACAGAATCTGGAAGAATTGGAAACACGCCTCGATGAACTGATGGAGGCAAAGATCAAGGCTCAAACCGAGGACTACGACGTAGCCGAGGCCGGCCGGATCGAAAAAGAAATCTACGAACTGCGGAAACTTGAAGGGGGATTGAAAGAGCGCCAGGAGCGCGAGAATCAATCCATCCAACAACAAACCCAACAGCAGGTCAGCGAAGCCACCAAAAAGGCCGAGACCTACTACCCTGACTCCGCAAAAGAAGGTTCAGATCTCCATCAGGAAATGGTCAGAATCCACGAGACTCTGATTGAAACGGGTGATGACCGCGTCTCTGCGCCGGACTACGTCTGGCAGCTTGCCAAGATGGCAGCCAAGAGCAAAGGCGTTGCCCCTGTCGATCCGAAATCCAACTCTTCCCAGCCAGCCCAACCGGCAAAACAAGCAGCCCAACATCAAACGAAGGCGCCGATCGCCTCGGGCTCTGCTCGATCCGATACGCCGCCACCTCAACCGGCCGACCCCCTCAAAGGGGTTGAGAATCCATCGGACTACTACAACGCCATGGAGGCGCTCAAAAACGGGCAACTCTCGGCAAACTGAGTCCAGGTCGGTTTTCTAACATCAACAAAAAATAATCATGCCTTGGGAATTATCTTCACCAAACACCGGCACATCTGCTGCCGCTCAAATCGATCCACATCAGATGTGGAAGCGTGGAGTTGATATTTTCGAACAGACGCGGGATTTCTTCCAGCAGTTCGAAGGTAACAGCCCATCTTCCGGTATCCGGACGATCACTGACACCACAAAGGGACGCGGTCACAGAATCACGTTCACTTCAATGGCGGGTCTCTACAATGAGGCAAAACACGCGGAGGAACTTTTCGAATCGTCTACCGACTTCGAGAAGCTCGTTTTCAACGAGGACGATCTAGTCCTCGATGTCCTGCGGCACGCGACTCGATACAGCGAGCGAATGGAAGAGCACATGGGAATGCGGGGCGAGATCGTCTCCGGTCTCCCCGCTGAGCTCGGAAAATGGCTCGGACGTACGAAAGCGGAGCGCATGGCGATGATGTTCCGCGAAAAAGGAGACTCCTCGAACACCGTTTACGCTGGCGACAGCGGAGGCGTCGATGACCTCACCAGCGCAGACACCCTGAGCTGGGATGAAGTCGTCAAAGCAGGGGTTCGCCTCGAACGCCTTGGTGGCCGTCCGGCCGAGACCAAGACCGTCAACGGCAATACTGTCGAGTGCAAACACGTTTGCTCGACCACCGATGGCCTCTACGCCCTCGAGTTGGACGACAACTACAAGACCATCCTTCGGGACGGCGGTGAGCGCGGCGACACAAACTTCCTCTTCAAGGGAGGCTACTCCTACGCCCGTGGACACAGTTTCCACAAGTGGAACCCCATCGATCACGATGGCGACGGGGCAATCGCTTCGCCGTGGAACCCGAAAGCGTATATCCACACCGATGGTGCGGGTGCTATCCTTGACGGTTCTGCCTTCTTCGGGGGCGCTAACGCGAACACCAAATACACGCTCAACGGTGGAGGCTCCAGGGCCACTACTCCGGCATCGGCGGGTATCAGGGACTACTTTAAGTATTTCCCGAAAATGGCGTTCAAGTTCAACGAGCAGGACGTATTGACCGCACCAGCGGCTGGAACGGACGACTTCTACATCCTGGTCTACAATCCGCCCGACGCTACCGGCGTTGCCGCAGGTCAGAAGAACAAGTTCGGATTCGCCAAGGTCGAGACCAACAACGGCCACACGCTTGTGCTGGCCGAGGTTCTGAGCACCACCCTCGCGGGAACAGTGTTCAAACAGACCGTTGGATCCGTTACGAATGCTTCTGGACCGTTCGCTGGCCTGATTGCCGACGACTGGGCCGAGGACGCACTTATCATGCTCGCCAACTCGAAAGGTCAGACCTACGGTTGGAGTCTCATGATGGGTGCTGAAGCTGCACGCCGCGGATACGGAAAGCATCGCAACAAGCGCGGAGAGGAAACTCACGAGGATGGATACATCACTGATATCTTTGTCCGCACCTATTTTGGGCAACAGCCCCGAATGGATGCCTCGGGGGCTTACCCCGGTTACGTCATGATGGCACACGCCATCAACTACGCCGGAGTGCCTACGCCCACTATCACCTGATCCTTGTTCATCAGCTAGAGGGGGTGCCGGTTAGGATTCCGGTGCCCCCTCAACTTTAACAAAAACCATGGAAGAACTCCGAGCTATCATTTGCTACCGCCGATCGTCGCCAAACCAGCGTGGTCGAGTGGGGGACTTCATTGAAATTCCTGAGCATGGTGAACTGGCCTACAAAGGGCGGGTTTATGGACCAGACGACATCGAAGACTTCAACCGGGACTGCAAGGTTCTCACGACTGATCGGCGCTTTTTTTCGCCTCCTTACGTGAAACTCGTAAAGGTCAATCCGGACGCAAAGAAGAAAGAAGTAGTCCAGCCTGAGCCTGTTGCGGAAAAGCCTGAGCCTGATTTTGAAGATTCCAAAGAAGAGGTAACCGAAGACGCCCCTGTGGGTGATACTGAGGAAACTGACGAAGAGGAATCCGACGAGGCCGAGAAGGCACCGCCCAAGAAGAAGGCACCAGCCAAGAAGAAGACCACCAAAGCAAAGAAGTAGTTCGGTGACCACAGCCTTTCGGCATGGACATCGAAACCTTCAGAGACCACCTCTACAGGGTGGTTCAGGTGGAGCAGCCCGGAACCGCGCCCAGCTATTTGAAGCAGGATGCGGTGACTGCGCTGAACCGCGCCTATCAGAATATCTGGACCTCACCGAACGCCGATTTCCTCACGAGGGAGATCTACCAGTTCGCGACCGTCTCAGGGACCTCTGAATATCAACTCGACGATGACGTCCAAGAGGTCCTCGGGCCTTTGCGGTTCTCCTCGTCCGGTAAACCTATCGCCCCTTGTGATTCCAAGGGAGAATTTCTGTCGTTCGGAGCCATCTATGGCGGCGACGATTACGACACCGACAACGCCGATCCTCAGGTATTTTGGGTCGACCGGCGTCGAAAAACCGGAGACGCTGACGATGAAGTGGTGGAAATCTACCTGATGGTGGCCCCTACTCCGGCATCAGCAAAAAACCTCGAGGTGGATTTGGCCAAGGAATGTCCAGTATTCACCGTGGATAGCTTTTGCGACTCTAGCAAGCTGCCAACGCCTCACCGATACCACGAGTCGATCTTGCTCCCGTTGGCCCAATACCACATGACCCAGTCACATCTCTTCCGTAGGCCTGAGGCACTTCAGGGCTACCAGCAAGGCTACTTGGCCGCCATGGCCGCCCTTGGCGTTTCTGACCCGCAGATTTACAGCGTCGATGGGAAATCCAGAACCGGAGCAATGACTCCGAAATCATGAACACCGTTGAACTTGCCCACCGCCTGACTCGGCATCTCAATGTTTCCGACATTGGGACTATATCTGCTCGTTCCAAGCAGGAACTGGCGGGTGAAATCACGGCCGGCCTGATGGAGTTCTACGAGAACGTCCCCGATGTTTGGTCCAGAACCACTTTCTCTTTCCGCATCCCAGAAAAAAGAACGGTCACCGCTTCAGTGGTGAACGGATCAAACGCAGTTGGCAATGTTCCTTTTCTCCCCTCGGAGCGAGGTTGCACCGTTGTATTCGGAGGCAATACATCCGAGTGGAATGAGGTCGTGGCGACGGATCAGGTCCTTGATACCTATCCAGGTGAGACAGGAGAAGTTCAGGCTACCATCTATCCAGACGCGATTGCGATCCAGAACAAGGTGATCAAACGGATCGTGAGCGACCCGCGGCTCCACAATAACGGTTGGGTTTTGACTCGGGATGATCGAGTCCAATACAATGGCGACTACCGCCGACACTGGAACCAGAGTGGATGGCGCCGGTTTGGGACTCCCGTCCGGTATGGGGTTGAATACGGTGGACAAAGTCAGGGCAGTGATCTCGTGACTCTCTTGCGTCTCGATCCAATCCCAACAGAGCAGGATGTGATCCGCTTCGAGGCCGACTACTATCCGGATCCGGTGCAGTTTTCCGAAATGTCGGAACCTCGAGATATCCCGGTGGCTGACGGGCATGCCAATCTGATTTTGATCCCGCTGATCGAGGAGCGACTCATTGGGTGCTCGATGTGGAACGGCTCTGACAGGGCCGAGAGATCAATCGAAAAACAAGCCCAGAGGGCCAGGGTTGAGATGGCCAGAATGATGCCTGATTTCGCGAAGCCAAGAAATAAAGTGAGGACTAAAGCAGGGTGGTAAAATGCCGGTAATTACAGACAAGACAAACGAACTCCGCGATACGATCATCAGCGCCATGCTGGAGATCAACGCGGCTTGCTGGTATCTCCGCAGAGATCAGAACACGGGTGACGGTTCAGCACCTGGTTTGCTTTGCCTCCTTCCAAAAGAAGTCCAGTTCCAAGTTCAGTTTGGAAAAGATGGCTCGATCAACGCGATCACAAGGACCCAGTCTGAAACACCGGGCGATGGGACCGAAACCTCAACTGAGTCCAGCGGAGAGCGGATCCAGACATCCACAAGTGAAGTCACCGATACCGATGGAGTCACAAGCCAGGTGGCAATCCAAACGGATGGCCCCACCAACATGAGCTCAACCACTACCGAAACCGGCGGCGATTCCGTTCGGGTTTCGAGAACCTACGGAGAAGTCTGATGGCGATAGAACTCAAAAGAACCGATACGGATACGCAACGGGGCAGCGGCAGGGCTACCTCTCAGTTTTCCAGTGGGAAAACAAACAGTTCAGCCACCACCACTTCGAAGAGTCCATCAGTGAGGTCGTCTTCCGAGACCACAACCTCCCAACCATCCATCGTCACCCGAACGTCCAGTCGAGAAACAGGAACTGGAGTCACTGAGTCTTTCGACGACAAGACCCTCGTTTTGAATTTTACAATCCCGTTCCAGAATGACGAGCCAGTCCCGCCGCCGGGGGAGACGTCACCTTCTGCTTGCTGATTCAAAAAACCACTCATCATATCTGTATGGCACTGATCTCCAGAGTCCCTGAAGTCCTTGAACAAACTGTCACGCCGGAACAGGCGTGGGAGGAGGAATCAGGTGAACTACAACCCTCCCGAGCTTCGGCCTTATCTGTTGGTCAGGGATGGCAAAGTGATTCATTGAATTTTCTCCAACCAACCGATTCAGCATCATTGACGGATGATGATTTCTGGGAACTGGACGGCAACGGGGATCTCCAACCACAAGCGTAACCATGGCAACAAAAAACGTAGTACCAAGAGCAGCCAGCGAAGGCAAAGTAGGAACCTCAACAAAACCGTGGGCGGAAGTGAACGCCGATGCGGTAAACGTGGGAGGGAGCCCCGTGGCCTCCACTGCGAGTCCTTCCTTCACCGGAACCCCCACCGCCCCAACTGCCACTTCGGGGACCAACACCACCCAACTGGCCTCAACTGCTTTTGTTCAGGCCGCACTTGCGGCTCTGTCTGCTGATGTCGCTGGACCAGCCTCTTCGGTCGACAGTAGGATCGCTGCATTTGATGGCACCACTGGAAAGCTCCTGAAGGATGGTGGTAGCACGATCGCAGACGTTGTCTCTCGAGCAAACCACACCGGCACCCAACTCCTTGCGACAATCAGTGACGCAGGGACGGCCGCAGCCCTTGATGTTCCCGCTGCCGGTGATGCTGCTTCTGGTGAAGTCGTAAAGGGGAACGACTCAAGGCTCACTGATTCCAGGACGCCGTCCACCCATGCCTCGACCCACATCAAAGGTGGGGGTGACGCCATCGATGCTGACAAGCTCCAGATCGACGTCAGTTTTTCAACCATTTCGGCTGACACCTCAGATCCAAACGTGACCGATTCAGATCACCTCGGGGCTATCCTAAAGGGGATCGATAACGCGCTTACGTCTGGCGGAACCTACACCGATGAGAATGCCCGTGATGCCATCGGGGCCGCGCTATCCGGCGGGGACACCAATTCGATCAACTGCACCCCTGATGACGCAGGGGATACGATCTCGCTTGATGTGCAGCGAAAATCCGTAGGCCTTGTGGGGAACACCGAAGGATCCCTCGGTGAAGATGCTCAGGGTATCTTTGTTGAGCTTGGAACGACATCCAACAAAGCTGCCTCCGGTCAGGATTCAAGGTTCCCAACCGGTGATGAAAAAGCAGCCCTTGCGGGGACCGATGGCACGCCAAGTAGCTCAAATAAATTTGTGACCAACACAGATTCCAGATTGGCGGATTCGCGAACGCCGAGCGCCCATGCCTCCACCCACAGTCGAGGCGGATCTGATCCGATCGACGGCGACACCATCGACATCGATTGGAACCCCACCAACTACACTCCTTCGACCAGCCCAACGGAGGTGACGAACGTCGATGAACTCACAGCCCACCTCTACGGGATCGATCAGGCGCTTGCGTCTCGGGTGTTGAACACATGGGGGGTCTCTGGAACCAGTATCAGTGCCTCGAACAAGGTTCTCGATGCGGACGTCCCCAGCTACACCCTGGCCTCACCCGTGACCGGCGACTGGATCCCATTCTACGATACCGGCTCCGGAGCCATGCGCCGAGCCAACTTCTCCTCGTTTGGCGGTGGAGGTGGTGGAAGCGGACCAGACGCGGGAGCGGCCTCTGAACTTACGATTTCCGCACTTGGGGCTGTCGCGGTTACCGGAAACCATCACTACATCGACACTTATAGCGATGCCGCGACCGATGATCTCGAGACCCTCGGAGGAAGTCCGGCTGACGGCGACATCGTCTACCTCTATGCGGCCAACGACGCCCGGACGGTGGTCATCAAACACAACGCCGGAGACATTTACTGCTGGGGAGGATCTGACGTCACCCTCGACGCCGACAACAAGGCCGCCGTGGCGATCTACTCAGCCCTCTACAGTCGCTGGATGGTTCTCGGTGGTGGTGGTGGTGGAGCGAGCCTCCCCGTTGACGACACTACGGCGCTGGTTTACGACACCGGAGATTCAACGGCTAAGGTCCGTCTCGATGCCGGCCTGGTAACCACGGCAACCACCCGGGTCCTACAGGCACCCGACGGAGATGCTAAAGCCGCCCTCTTCACCATCGAGAGAGAATACGATGACGGGGGCTCCATGTCATCAGGGACCGAAAACTTTTTCCTCGTAGCTCGCAGGGCTATGACCGTGACCGATATGGACATCGAACTAAACGGAGCGGCCGGGGACACCTCGGCAATCTCAGCCAGACTCTACAAGAACAATGGCGCGGTCGGATCGTTGGTCACCGCCAACCAGACTGAGAATGGAACCTCTGTGAATATCTCTTTCGGGACGGCTTCTCAGGGGGTCTCTTTTGCACAGGGTGATACGCTTGGAATTTACCTAGTGAGCGACGGAAGCACCGGGTCGCCAGGAACGCCAGCCACCGGACCATGGGTGGCTTCCATCACTGGATTCTACGCCGCAACCTGATGATAAAAAGAAAAAGCCCACCCTCGAAGAGCGTAGTCTTCTCTCCGAGAAAGATTCCACAGAGCTGCCAGCATATCCTCGATGAGACTCTGGTGGTGATTCCGTCAATGGTCCGACCAGGCAGTGCCCGGGAGCGAGCCCTCGGCCGCGTCCTCGAGCACCTCAAGTGGAGTGGCTTCTCTCCCAGTCAGATCGAGATCGTATCACCCGATGACGGGGAATTCCGCAAGGGATCCCTGATCACTGAGGGGGCTAAGAGGCAGGAGAAAAAATATCTTCTCCAAATCGATGGCGACATCATCACCGACTGGGGAAAATTCTTCACCTGGATGCTTGAGAACGGAACTCAGGACGAGCCGTGCCTCCCGTTTCGAGGGTTCTATCGGCTCGACCGGGATGAGACCGAGAAGGTCCTGCATGGCGAAAACCGGCCGAAGATCGAATTCAACCCGGACAACCTCCGCGTATTGAAGGCCCTGTGCGCTGGAGCGTTCTGGATCCCTCGAGACTTCTATCTGGAGAACCCAGTAAAATCGATCTTTCAGGGATGGGGAGCCGAGGACGTTGAGTTTGGCCGCCGGGTCGAGGCCTTGTGGCAATGGCACCGGCCGGATGACTACTGCGTCCACCACTGGCACGAGAACGATCGGAAGATGAATCCCGACAACATCCCCCACTGTCCGGATACGGGTCCACACACGAGGATCGTCTGGGACAAGGTCGCGAGACAGAAGGTGGCCGTCATGTGTCAGCCTCGCAGTGGATCGAACCTCTTGGAGAAATCTCTCAACGCTCACCCAGATGTGGAGTTCATCTGTGAAGAACCCTTCGGCCTGGCACCAGCCGTCCATGAGGCGAAGGCCGCCCCGAACAAGGTCGAGTGGCTACTCGGAAAGATCCAGACCCAAGCCAACACCATGGCTTTCCGTCTGATGGATCACCACCCTCCGAATTTTAATCGCCCCAGACTCCTCGAGGACTTGAACGCGGCCGGCTTCAAGTTCATCCGACTGGTCAGGGAGGATGAGGTAGAGCACCTGGCGTCGAAGCACCTGGCCTGGAAGGAGAATTCCTGGGTGTCGATGGCCTACGAGACGACATCGACAGTGATCGACCTAGACTGGGCTGAGAAGGTCCTTCGAAATCAAAGAAGGGAGTCGGCTGGGACAGAGGCCTTTCTGGACAAGATCGGCTCCAGCCGAAAGCTCTACATCACCTACGAGAGCCTGCGTGACGACTTCACCGGGACGATGGCGAAGGTCCAGAATTTTCTGGGCGTCCACCAGGAGGACCTGAAGCCCTTGACGACGAAGCAGATGGTTCGGCCGGTGAGCGAAGTCGTGGCGAACATCGATCAGATCAGAGACTTGGTCGGAGCCTCAGATGAGATGCCTCACTTCTATGACGGCATTCAGGGGTGGTTCAATTACCAAGGATACTACGATGACGCGATCGCCAATGCCCGAGACGGGGAGATCCTGGTGGAGATCGGCGGATTCAAAGGCCGATCGACCAGCTATGCCGGCGTTGAGATTGCGAACAGGAACCCAACCCTTCGCCTGGATATTATCGACCACTTCAAGGGATCCCTCGAGCACCGAACAGCCAAGGCGTTGAAGGACAACCCAGATGCGATCTATATCGACTGGTTGAAAAACACCGAGCGCGTTTCGAAATTTGTCAGGGCGGTGAAGATGGATTCGAAGGACGCTCACCAGATCTACGAGGACGCGTCCCTCGCTGCGGTCTTTATCGATGGCGACCATTCCTACGAGGGCTGCTCGGCAGACATTAAAAATTGGCTTCCCAAAGTGCGTCCCGGCGGTTATATCGCAGGACACGATTACAACTGGAAAGGTGTCAGAGAAGCTGTCACCGAGGCCTTCCCTGACGGAGTAGAGATAGTCAAAGGGAGCTGGATTTTAAAATTACCAGATTAAATGGAATCATTCGAAGAAACAGAAATGACCGTGACTCAGTTGGGAACAAGGGTAGACAGGCTGGACTCCGAGGTCGAGTCGATGAAGAACCAACTGGGTGAGGTCAAGACTACGGTCGCAGGATCGGCAGCCATGGTTGAGGGTCTTCGCAATGATATGTCGGTCCTGTTTTCAAAAATGGATCGGTGGTCGGAAAGCTACAGCGGCGCGTCAGCGACCAAGGGGATGATCCCAGCCAGCTATGTCACTTGGGGGGTAGGACTCATGGTTTCGCTTGCCGGTCTTGGCCTGACCGTCACCGGCACGGCCGCGGCCGTCATTCTGTGGGCTCAGTCTTCCGGGGACGATAAGGTCGAGCTTATCGTCGAGTCCAACAGGGAAGAGATGGTCGAGAATGAGCAGGAGTTGGCCTACATCAGGGAATGGAGGGATCAATTCCTGACCGAATGGGGTCGTGCCCAAGAAAAACTCCATTGGACCCGTCATGAAATCGATGACCATGAAGATGAGGCCGACCACCCGCTCAAACAGACCGAAGGGATCAATGCCCTGAAGGACGACCTAAATTGGTTGAAGGAACAGATAGAGAGAATCGATTCAGAAGGGTCTCGGAAATGGAACCGGCCCCCAACCGCAGAGTGACCGTGGTCAGATTGTTCTGGACAAACCCAGGCCAGCGGTGAGAAAGTAGAGGCCCATCCCCATAACTATAAAACCACTGAAAAAATGAAATTCCTGAAAACTATCCTGAAGGGAAAGTTGACCGGCATCGGCCTGGTCGGCGTCCTGATCAACGACCTCTTGAGCAACCTTGACGCCGTTGCTCCCACGTTCTCAAATGCTGCCGGATCCGAAGCTAGTGTCCTACAGATTGTTTCCGCAGTAGCGGTGATCTGGGGCGTCTTCCGCCGGTTCACTTCCGAATACAAAACGGCGTAATTTTACGCAGGGAGGGCGGGTTGCCCAGCGTGGGCCCATAACCCATCGCCTGAGGGTTCGAATCCCTCCCCTGCAACCATTTCTAGCTGATGAAACGACTCGCCAAACTGAACGGAACCAAGAAGAACCGAACCCAACGCCTCAAGGAGAGGCGAAACAAAGCTGCCATGCAGCAGAAGATGGGCGAGGTCAACGCGGGATCCAACCACCGGAACCCGAACCATGTCTGCGACATCAACGCCCCGTGGAGGGCAGCGAGGTCCGCTGGGCTGAACCCGAAGAAAGAGCCGCTGGCTCGGCGTGCCAGACGGGATTACGGAAACCCAAAAGGGAAATTCTGGAAAAAACGATTCCGCTGGGACAACGCACCAATCCACAGAAAACATGGCAAATTTGAAACCCTCTTGCCTAAGGCGGCTTCGCATCTTCTTCAATCGAAGAAGCCGATCGACCCGCTTTTCGGACTCCGCGGCCACTTCGGTCTCTGACCGCGAGATTGCTCGCTGGCCCGACACCACAGACGACGAGCGCCCCTACAGGGCGCAGTATTGGCTCGCCCTGAAGGTGGTCGAACAGGAGGCCCACCCACGCGATCGCGTCCGGAGGGACCAGAATGGCTATTTGAAGCGATACGGCCTCCCTCCAGACGATGGGGGTGGCCGCTACGAATACGCAGGGATCAACCAGCGGTATCATCCGGAGATGTATCGCCAACTCGACAGCGCCCCGCCGCACCGAAGGGAGATCATGGCAGCGGCCTACATCGACGGATATTTCCGGCAGTTCATCAAAGGCCCTTGGCTGAACGCCGGTGTTGAGTTTCTGATGATGGACGGCTGTTTCAACCGCGGTCCCGGTGGGGTCACCGTGATCGCCCAATGGGCCCTCAACGATCTCGGTCTGGAGGTTGGGGTTGATGGCAAATGGGGTCCGGAAACTCGAGACACATTGGCCACCGTTCAGGAAGATCGTGAAGAGGTGGCCAAATTCATTGCGGCATTCCGGAGGGCCCGTGAACGCTACGAAGAGACTCCGGATCCGGTTCCCGGGATCTCGAAGGGATCAAGGGATGAGAGCAGCAGCCTGTGGGCTGGGTTGGTCAACCGTTGGAACAACACCACCACTTTCGCCCTTTCGATCGCGTGAACGCTTCCAAGTGGTCCAAGCTGGTGAGAATCAGGGACGCTCGGGATGGCCGAGGTAGGTGCGTCCTCTGCGGTGGGGTGTTCCCGATCTGGCGCCTACAGGCCCATCACATCCGGCCCAAGTCGCTCTACCCAGAAAGGGCTCTGGATCTTTCCAACGGGGTATCTCTTTGCACGGGGTGCCATCAGGGGCCGGTCCACGCCCAGAACACCTTCAGGGATATCGCGGACTCTCACCCCGAGAGAGGGTGGAGATTGTTTGTCCCGCTTTTCGATCGATGGAATGACCTCGCAAGAAACCGAGACTTCAACCTTACGGCCGAATTATCTTAGAGGGCTTGTGGGAAGCCAGTTCATCTTCCTGAATCTTGATGTCATCGACAAGCTCCTCCAGAGCCCCCACGGCTCTCGCGGCCAACTCCTGAGCCAAGAATTGCTTGAACTCAGCCGGCGCCTCCTTCAGGGCAGCCCTCGACATGGCCTTGCTGACCCTCAAGACGATCTCCAGACTCTCATCGTTCTCGGTAGCCTTCCAGGTCGAGATTCGTTTCGCGAGGTCGCCCATGGTGTGGTGAAGGCTGCGCTGGGCCAATGCTCGCTCACCCTTGGCTTCCTCGACCGCCTTGTGGAGTGAGTGAATGATTTCGAGGGACTTCCTGTAGCGGCGTCCTGAGACGGGTATGAGGTCTCTGAGTTTGATCATCGGTAGTGGGCTTTCTGTGATTTGCGATTTCGGTTTACCCGACCCCGGCGCTTGAAGTCTTTTTTGACATCCGGAGCGAGAAATTCTTCTTCGACAGGTTCGGCATAATTTGTGGCCGCGTCAATAGTACATAGCCCTATTCCGAGAGCAATGACGTCATCGTCGTGAGAGCCGTCCGCGGCCTCGCCCTTACCTTTGTCGTTCACGATAAAGGTCTCGAGTTCCCTGACCACATTTGGGCAGAATATCTCCACACCCTCGCCCTCAACGTCCCATTCTCTGATCGCCTTCGCGACCGCGTCTTCGATATTCTTCCGAGTCTGGACGTTGGTCTGCCAGCCGTAGGCATCTGTCACCTTGCCGGTCTTTTTGTTGGTCGTTCGACGTCGATAAATCTTGGCCGATCTCCGCAGCTTCAGGAGTTCGATCAGTCCCCGATCGTTGTTGATCTCTGGGACGATCATGCACTTCCCGTAGTAATGGGCGAGCCGGTAGACCGCGTGTTCCAGAACATCGATGTCCCAGCGGCATGGACTGAATAATCTCGCCACGAGCCTTGTGGGGTGCCAACCCCTGCCATCGTAGTAACCCCTTCGGAAGCACAGCACTGAGTGGCAATCAGGATCCAGCCCCATCGCCTGACTGGCCCCCGTCATGGTATCGACCGCCACCAGATACTTCCGGCCCGGTTGGGGAACTTCCCACCTGTCGAACTCAGCCTCACCTGGATCATTCGTCGGCCTCCATGAGGTTTTGTCCACGCCCCCATCATTGGTAAGCTCAATCGTGCCTTGCTCGACTGGGTGTTGGGCGCGGAGTTTTTTCTGCCACTCGATTCCAATTCGGTTGAACCGCTTCCGGCCAGAAAGAAGGAAGGCGGTTTCGGCCGAACGTGGATACTCTTGTTCGAACAGGTCTGCGTCACCGCCACACTCACCCGCGATCTTGTTTCGCCTCCATGCGATTTGAGGAATGTCGCAACCGAAGTCATCAATCAGTTCCCTCTCATCCGGAGTCAGGCTGTCTTCGACTTCCTGGGTTTGGGTTTCAGTCAGGGGGAGTCGAGAGTCAGGGAACTCGAACCACGCCCTGAAGACCTTCACGAATCCATTCCCCCTTTTCCCCGCCTTGAACTCCTCGAGGGTCACTGCTCCCTGCCAGAAATCAAAATAAGCACCGCTGGATCCGTTGGCGGTCGACTCCAAAACCACCACCGTTCCGGGAAGATCCGGAACACAGGCCATTGCCCCCTGAAGGACTTTGTGGGCATTCGCAACACCCTCGTCTCGCCAGCGTGCCGTCTCTGTCGTGAGGAGCCACTGGAAGGTTCCCGAACGGGCTGCGTCGAAGTCACCCGCGGTTTCCTTCACTATCCGGCCACCGTTCGAACAGGTTCCCTCAAGGTTGTTGATCTTCATCTGATTCCCCCATTCGAAGGAATCGTGTGCCTCGTAACGGTTCAGGATCTGCCAGAGGTTGTCCACCTGGCTGTATTGCCCTCCCATTACACAGGCCGACACTTCAGCTTCCCCGACCTTGGGTCGCCTCACATCGGAATACATGAGGTTGGTGAAGAAAGTCGATGACCCTTTTTGACGAGGCTTCAGGCCTATGATCCGGCAGGGGAGCTCGTTCTCACGACAGAACTGGTGGACCTCATTGATGTCCCTCTGGTAGGCGTTCATCGAAGGCCGGCCGATCGCTCCGGACTTCATTTTGATCCGCCCAAAAGACTCAAACCACGCGCCTCCGTTTTGCCGCACAGCATTGACTAAATCAAGGGGTGTCATTCCTGAAACCCTAAAGCAATCCCATCACTTAGGCAATAATTCTTGACTTCGCAGGGGGTTAGCGTCAGCTTATTATCTCAAACTGAGCGCAACTTGCTCACAAACCTACCTATCATGACAATCAAAAATGTTTACGTCTCCACAAGAGATATTCTGGACCGCCCTGATGTTTATTCCGCCATCGAGGTGGATCCCGGGATCAAGGGGCTGAAAATCGACAAATTCAAACTCAGCGATGAGGCCGCCAAGCGGATCATCTCGATCGTCGAGGAAGACCTTCAGGACACGATCGAGGACCGGGTCAAGGAACTCGCCAACGTCAGACTGGAACCGTTTTCGAAACTCCTTGGGACCATCGAGGTGACCGGTGAGGAGGTGGTAGATGACTGACCGGCCGATCGAGTTTTCTGTCCCGATGTTGGCCCCGAGCCTGAACGGATCCAAGGGCCTCATGAGGATGCACTGGGCGACATACAAGAAGGTCAGGGAAAAGTGGACGCTTCTGCTCCGAGCTCAGGCGAACCTCCACCGATCTGTAAACAAGATCGAACAGTGCGAGGTGGTGATCTTCCGCCACTTTGCTTCCCAGCCGCTCGACCTCGACAACCTCTACGCGGCTTCCAAGATCCCCCTCGACGCGCTTCGGCATTCCGGCGTCCTTGCGGAAGACGACCCCTCGGTCGTGAGATCTCTGGAGTGCATCCAGTTCAAGGTCAGCAAGAGGGCTGACCAAAAAACCATCATTCATATCAAACCACCTACACGCTAATGGCTGATCTATTTGAAGAAGCAGAAAACGGGGCCGCTTGGGCTCGTGGAGAAGACCCCAACACATCCCACGCCGCCGCCGAATCGGTTCGGGGCCAACAGGCAAACGAACTTGAGACTCGCGTGATTCGCGCCCTCATGAAGTATCCCGAGGGGCTGGCCTCCTATGAGATCGAGTGCCTGACCGGCATCCCTAACCAATCCCTGACTCCTCGCCTTGCGCCATTGCGCCGAAAGGGATTGATCAAGGATTCAGGCTTCCGCAGGGTTGCTCCAAGCGGTCGGCAACAGACCGTTTGGGTCGAGGGATCCGGAGAGCCAGAGAAGGTCACCCTGCCACTGCCAAAAGTGGGGGAGTTGGTCGTGGTCGCTCACTGGGAGGATTTCCAACTGGAGGACGCCACTGTCCTTGGCAGATTTTCCCATCGTGATTCCGATGGCTACTTTTACATCGACGGCTCCCAGAGGGGATGGCGTTACCTGAAACGGCTGAGAAGCCACACACTAAACCATGAACTGTAGGAAAGGCGAAGGGCGGATCCAATGGATGCCGCCCTTCTAGGTAACCTACTTACCAATAAGACAAATGAGCAGAAAAGACACCAAAGTCAAGGCTCTCGTGGAGTGGGTCCGATCGGACGCCGCCCATGAAGAGATCGCAAAGGCCCTTCCGGGTCTTATCGTAGGAGAAGAAAACCGGCTCGGATGGGTCCAGAGACTGGAGCGGACATTCGTAACCGCTTTGGAGAAAAACCCCAAGCTGAAGGAATGCTCCAAGCACTCGATCGCCACATGCGTTCTTGAGCTTGCGGAGTTTGGCCTGATGCCGAACGGTCGTGACGCCCACCTAATCCCTCGGAACATCAAGCAGCCCGATGGAAACTGGAGGCTGGAATGCACCCTGATCGTCGACTACAAGGGATTCGTCACAATCCTGCACGACTACTGTGGGGCTGAGATCGTCGACGGCGCCGTGGTCTACGACGGTGATGAGTTCGACTATCAGCGCGGTGGAAACGAGGACGGGAGCGACCGCCTGGTCCATCGACCAACTTTCCCGAGGACGTCCAAGACACCGATCGCGGTCTACACCCGCGTGAAGTTCAAGGGGCATCCAATCCAGATCCACGCGATGGATATCGAGGAGGTGGAATCGAAGCGGAGAAGGTCCAAGGACTTCAACGGGAAATTCAATCCCAACCAGACTGATCCCGATGACATGCGGAAGAGGACCTGCCTGAAGAACATGATGAAGTGGCTTCCTCGAACCGATGAGTTCACCCGGTTGATCGATCTCGATAACGGCCACAATCCGATCGAACCCGATGAAGAGCAGTTGGCGCTCTCCAGTGAGATCCCCGTCGAGGAGACTAAGGTGGAGGTGTTGGAAAATGGCGGGGAACTTGTCGAGAGGATCGAGGGGATGCTGGCCGACAGCCAGCTCACCGATCCTGATCTCGATGAGATCCTACGGGCCCACAAGCTCCTGAAGCCAAACCAGAGTTGGAGATCGCTCGCCGGACCAACGCTGTCTTCGATCATCGATCGCTTCGATGAACTCACCGCCGTGACATGGTAATTGATTCCCTGCCGGAACCCCTTTCCGGCCCCGTGAGAGATGCCATGTGGATCGCCAATGCTGGCGGTTTTCGGGACATCGTCGGGGTCGGACTTGGGGGTTCTCTTAATGATCCGGATGACCCGCTGACCGCTTCGGTGGTCGATATTTTCGGGAACCGGCTCGCCCTAATCTTGGTCTTTGAGCGCCCTTGTGGGTTTCGAGAAGAGCAAGTTTCACTTCACCACTCTTTAGTAAACTGATGATATTCAATCCAAAAAATCCAGTCAATCAGGTCTGTGACGACCTGTCCTTCGAGGCTTACGCGATGTCGCAAGGTCTCAATAACACCCGAATGAAAGCCGCCCAGAGGTCGCTGTGGCGGTTCAAAAAGATTCTCGACAACCCTACCCGAGATCGACTCGACACTGAGGCCCTTTTGCAGGGGCGGCAGTTCCACACCCTGCTCCTTGAGCCAGACCTTTTCTACAGCCGGTATGCCGTGCTGGATGACTCCAAGAAGGCTGAGTTTCTGGCCGAAGAAAAAGCCAGGGTCGAGAAAGAGAATGAGGACCGGCCACCATCGAGATCGCTCAAGATTCCGACCGAGTTCAACCGCCGGTTTCCTGCCTACAAGACCTGGTTGGAGGAATCCACAAAGGGCGGGATGGAGATAGTCGACGCTGATTGGTTCATCGGGATGTCCGAAATGTGCGAAGCCATCAGGGACTATGAGGAGGTCTGGGAAGCCATCGAGGGCAGCCAGACCGAGGTCACGGTCTTTGGATGCTTCGCCGGAGGCAGAGAGGAGGACCGGTGGCTGATGCAGTTGAAGGCTCGGCTCGACATGCTGGACCTCAATGGGGACTCGGTGATCGACCTCAAGACCACCGTCAACGCCGCCGCGGAACCGTTCGCCAACCACATCCAGAAATACGGCTACCACAAGCAGTTGGCCTTCTATGTCGACGTCTGCCGGTTGGCCGGCCTAGACAAATCCCGAGCGGGAATATTGGCGATCGAGAAGGAATGGCCCTATGAGTGTGCCCTCCACTGGATCCCCTCGGACTGGCTCGAACTGGGTCGGCGCGAATACCGGGCCGACCTTTACAAGATCGCCCATGCGTTTCAGGTGGATGAATGGCCAAGAATCGGCGTTGCTGAAATCATGCCGCCGGTCTGGGTCGAAAAGATGCTGGAACAGATTTGAACCCAAACCTACCTACCAATGATAAAATACCGAATCAGCAACTGGGAAGAGACCTTCGAGGTCAGCCAGTCCAAGCGGTGCGAGGTCATGAAATGGATCGCGTTACCCTACAACCCGTCCTCCTACGGTTTCTGTGCTTTGATGGAGAGACCTGATGGACCTGAGGTCTACGGGATCTTCTGCATGCTCGCCCTTGAGGCCAGCCAGTCCAGAACCCGAGGGGAACTTACTCGAGGGTCCAGAGAGACCCCTCACGATGCCAGAACCCTCTCGGTGAAGCTCCGCGTCAAAGAGGCCAAACTGAAGGCCGCCATCCAAGTCCTTTCGAGTGAGGAGGTTGGTTGGATTGAGGCTGAAGTGATACCCGAAGAGGAGGATCAGAGTCTGCCCGGTTTTGACTCCGAGCGGACTCCGAGTCGACTCGACACAAGTGCCCCTACAGTACAGGACAGAACAGAACAAGACGGAACAGGACAAGACGAGACAGAACAGGATCCGACTTCCAAGGAAGTCGAGGGAGTCATGCCGGCCGGTTGGAAATCGATGTCGCAGGAAAAAGCCAAAAAGGCTCGGGTGAAGAGCAACACCCCCCTGATGGTTGAACTCGGCTCTCTATTCAACCGCATGGAGTCGACCAAGTGGACGGTCGCGGAAGCGATGGCCCTGTTGGAGATCCTCCCGATTGAGCCCGAAGAGTATCGGGCGGTCAGGACCTACTACCGGGCTACGATCGACAAGCGGGAGGACTTCCGGCGTCGGGATCTCCTGACGCTCTTGAACAACTGGCTTGGGGAGGCTGACCGCGCTTCCAGAAGGGCAAACACAGCCACCGGTGGTGTTGTGAAGAAAGAGAAGGTGGAGCGGCCTATGCCTGAGGATTTTGAGGCTTTCCTTGACTACAGCAACCCTTCACTGTTGGATCGGAAGGATGAAGCGTGGCGCCACATGAAAAAGGAATACGACGAATGGAAGGAGGCCCAAGATGCCTGATTTGCAAAAACCGAGATCACTAATCCAACTGGTGGCCACATCCGATGCGGAGATGGTCGAAAAAATCAAGACTTGGCTTTCCCTTCAGGGGTATGGTATCCATGAATTGAAAGAATGGACACCGCCCCGATCATTTTGCGAAAAAATTGGGATCAGCCCATCGACCCTCGCGAGGAAGATGAGGGCGTCAAATTGTCCAAGGGTGGAAGTCAAGAGGGGGCCGTCCGGTCGTCTCCTGATGATCCAACCGACCCCAGCATTTGAAAAGTTTTGTAATGCCAAAGAAGCCGCGACGGATCTACCGAGGGAAGAGGGGGATGAAAACCCTCGACCGTGACGTCGTGCTCGTGGACCGTCCCTCCAGGTGGTCCAATCCTTTTTTCATCCAGAACTACCGATCAATACCCTGGACCACGATTGAGCTTGCAGCCCGTCTTGGTGTCAGGGTTCGGTCGTTCCGGTGCGAAACAAAATCCGAGGCTGTTGAGAAGTTCGAGAAGGCCTTGCTGGCCGGAGAACTCGAGATCACCCCGCGGTTGATCTGGGAAGAGCTCAGGGGTCTGGACCTTGCTTGCTTTGATCGGGACCACCAGCCGTCCCATGCCGACATCCTACTCCGAATAGCCAATGGCCCACGACCGAAATGACGTCACGATAACCGGTTACCTGACCGAGAACGCAATCTTCAAAACCACCCCTTCCGGGCGATCGGTCACTGAGCTCAAGGTGGCGGTGAACCGAGATGAGGAGGAGAACGCCACCTACGTCCCCGTCGACTGCTGGGACACCATTGGGGAACTTTGCTCCGACTGGCAGAAGGGCCAGCGCGTAGTGGTTTGTGGACGCCTGAAGGGCATCCTTCGAAAGCGACCAGGTGGTCGCTACCAGAGTTTGATTCTCGTTGCCGAGTGGGTGAACGAGATCACCTAGACGGGAATGATGATCTCGTTCTTCGCCGTATCCTCGCTTGAGGACGGTAGATCAAAGGAGAGATCGTGGTTCGCCGCGTAGTCGATACCGGTGACACCACCGTCGCCATCAAGCTGGGCGTTGAGGGCGTTCACGTTGGTCTTGATCTCGCGAACGGCCGCGCAGAGGCGGGAGACAACGTAGGCGAGGTCAGGATTGCCGAGAGAGAAACCGGAGATTTTGGAGTTTGCTGCCATACTGAATCTCTGAGTTGTTTCTTGTCGGTGTCAACAAAAAGGGCCGCTCCCCGTCAAGAGAGCGGCCCTGCGTTGGCTGTGGATGGTCATTCGAGCGCCATTCCGGAATACTTGGACCAGAGTTCTGGGAACGCGATCTTGATCCTCCGGAGGTTATCCGGATCAGCCGCCGATGCCGCCATGGAGAGCATTTTCACAAACTTCCCCCCGTAACGGGCCATCGCATCAATGACCGCCTGGTCGGAAGCGTCGGTTGGGATCAGGTCGGCATCGAACTTCACTTGTTTTGCCAAATCCCAGGCCTCCTTGACCAAAATCGACTGGCTGGCGTCCCTGCTGTCAAAGGGCCAGTCGAAACTGTCTAGCGTATCCATCATTGCGACATTCGAGTCGACGAAGTCATGAGAGTGGCAGATCTCCTTTGTGGCCACCTCGTTCCGGCGATTGATTCGCCGCATCGTGGGCTCCAATGCTTGGGCCCCGTATTCTGACGCGATCAGCCTCCTGAGGTTGAAGCAGAACACGGCTGCGATTTGTTTTTTGGTCGGTCTATTCATACTTCGTATTCGCTGTTGGCGTTGATCGATTTGGAGATTGCTTCGATGGCTTTGATGTAGCGGGACCGGAGAGACCCGGTTGGGAGAGTGGTCAGGTTGTCCATCAGATCGGCCAGCTTGACCGCCCGTGCGATCTTACCGGCAGTGCCGACATCACTGACGATCCCGTCGATGTAGGCCTGATAGGTTTCCCCATCCTTTCTGGTCAGGAGATCGACGGCCCCGAGGGTCATGTCACTGAGGGCGGTGACGGCCCTGAGTTTCTGAATGGTCATCGGGGTGTCCTCAAGGACATCGTGGAGAGCGGCCGCCGGTTTGGCAAATTGCGGGACGCCGTCCACAACCCGAAGGACATGGGTGTCGAAGTAGGGCTGGCCGATATCACGGCCGATGGCCCTAAGTTGACCCTCGTGCGCTTTGCGAGCGATCTGGAGAGCCTCTTTGAGTTCGAGGATATTCGTTTTCATCAGGATACCTTTGCGAGATCTTCGAGTTCGACGCCCATCTTTGCCAGCATCTGGCGGAACTTCAGGGGGCCTGTCGCTGCCACCCTCTCATTTCGCGACTCGACCACTGGGCCGTGGCGCTCTTCGAGTCTGGCGCGGTTCTCGGGAGTCCACTTGAACCTGAAGACATGCCAATCGTCCTCACCGTACTTATGGTCGGCAAACCGGACCCATGACTTGGAAGCCACATCGCGCTTGCTCTTTTGGCGGTTGGCGGTTTCACCGGCCAGCTCCTGAAGGAACCAGTCAAGGTCAGGCTGGAGGCCGTCGTCAAAAAACTCCGACTTGGCTGTGGGTGCTTTTGCCAGATTGTCGATCAGAACCCCCAGAAGGGCACCGTCGTCATTTTTGTAGTGGTGGTATGAGACAGAGTCACCGTGTCCACGGTTGGAGAGGTGGGCGGCAGGTTTGCCGTCGATGTAGAGGCGGCCGGTGAAGGCCAGAGTTTCCTCCGAGAGCGTGAGGGCTGGCTTGAAGGATTTGATTTCGATGGTGGGATTGTAGTTCATAGGTCAGTAGGTTGGGTTTGGGTTTGGGTTTGGACTCTTAGTCGAGATTGAAATAAAGAGAACGGAGTTCGATTCCGGAACCGGATTCGTTGACCTCCGATCTGATGTCCTCCGCGATCTGGCCAAGATTCTCGCGGCCATCGGTCATGAGGATGATGCGCTTGGTCCAGCGGACTTTGCCTTCCGGACGAAAGATCGCCCAGAAGTAGGCGTAGCCAAAATCGTGAGCTTTCTGTTTGCGCATGGCGCGTTCCGCGATGTAGCGGAGTTTGATATGGGCTTGGTCAAATGTCATACTTCAGATTCGATTGAAATTAGGTTGTTGGTGTGGCGGTCAAATTCGACCGTCACCATGATTGGGTTTTCGTAGCGATCCCAGCCGTGCTGAAAGGTCAGGCTCGCGGCAGCATGCTCGTGGCAGTCCGAACAGAAGTCGGTCTCGAACATGAAGGGAGCCCCGCAGCAGTTGGTCACGGCCGACTCGCTGTCCTCGATGACCGCGTCTTTGGCGGCGTCGAGTAGAGGATCACCGTCACAGGGTCCGGCGGTCGGGTCGTTGTATTGAAGGTGGCTTGGGATGTGCATGGTAGGTAGGAAAGTGGTGGGGGTGCCCCCGTGGCGAGGCACCCCCTGTGCGGGTTAGGCGGTCAGGCCGTTTTCCCCGATCACGACAGGCTCCCGAGTGGAGCGCTTGCGAACCACGACGCGGTCGTGGGCGGGACGAACGTGGGCGGGAACCGCGACTTCGTCACGGTGATCGACCACAACTTCCTGCCCTTCGGCAGGGAGAGTCACGATGCCGCCGGAACCAAGCAGCCCCTTGAGGGTTGCCTGTTGGCGTTTGATCTTGGACTCAAGCTCGCGCTGGGCAGCTTTGAGTTCAAGCAGACGACGGGCACGGGCCCGAATGGATTGGATCTCTGAACGAGTGAGGTTGGACATGGTTGGTAGTAGGTTGGGTTGAAGCGGTGTTCGCTTAACTGTGGATATTAAAACACAAAAATGCGAACCCGTCTACACCAAATGATGATTTTTTTCGATTTTTTTCAGAACTGATCCACACTTCTCTGTGCTCAACCTTCTCCCAGATCCATTCTCGACCCTGATCGGCTCTTCCGATGTCGCGGAGTTGTGCGAGATCCTGATCGTGGAACACATCGAACAGGTGGAGGGCCGCATGGTCACCGGAAGTGAGTTCTGGGAAAGATTTGACTGGAAGCTCGACAGGGAATACAACGATGTCCACCGGCCTCGCCGCGGCAGAGCCTGGTTTTTCTGGAGGGATGAACCAGTGGTGAGGTTGGACTATGAGCTTGAGCCAAGAGCCGGAGACCAAGGGTTTGAGTTCGCGGCTTGCCGACCATCTGCCAACAGGACAAAATATCATGCCAGCAAAAAAAACCCAGCCTAGCAAATCATCAACAACCGCAAAGGCCAAACTGGAAGCCAACAGGGCCCAGGCTTTGGCGAGGACATCGATGCTGGAGCGTTTCGAATCCGAAGACGGGATCGGGGAGAAGATCATCAGCGTATTGGTCGAGGCGATGGGAGCGGAACGAGCCTACCTGGTCAAGGACGGCGACAGTTCTCACTTGGAGTATGAGCCCGATCACACCACGCGGATCAAGGCAGTCGAGGTCTGGCTGAATCGAACCATGGGACTGCCGGTCAAGAGAGAAGAGAAGATCCACCGGACCGTCACAACCGATGAGGACGTTCAGGAACTACTCAATACGTCGGAGGCATTTCGCGAAACTGTGGAGAAAATGCTTGATAAGGCGAAGACGGTAGCTGATGTTTGATGCGTCCGGAGAGAGGGGGTGAGCCCCTCGGTGGGGGGTTTAATTCCCCCCTGCTAAGAACTGTTCTCTGTTGAGGCCCCGCAGCGGAAATCACTGGCGGTCATTCCGGACCCAACCTACTTCACCGATATGTCATGGCACTACAGCAAGAAGCTCCTCGAGAGTTGGCCCTGTTCGCAGGAGCAGGAGGCGGGATCCTCGCCTCAGAACTCTACCTCAAATGGCGAACCGTCTGCGCGGTCGAATACGAGCCCTACCGGATCGAACGACTCCTCCAAAGGCAAGAAGAACAGCACCTCTGCCCGTTCCCGATCTGGGATGACGTCACTACATTCGACGGGAGATCATGGCGTGGACAAGTGGATATCGTCTCTGGGGGATTCCCGTGTCAGGACGTCAGCATCAGTGGCACCGGTGATGGACTCCGAGGAGCCCGATCGGGTCTCTGGGATCACATGGGAAGGATTATCGATGAAGTTCGACCCGGAAACATTTGGATTGAAAACTCACCACAGCTTGTTCGAAGAGGCCTTGGACGAATACTCTGTGATCTTGCCGCCATGGGGTATGATGCTACGTGGGGAGTTGTTTCAGCGCGAGACGCCGGAGCCCCACACCTTCGCAAAAGAGCATGGGTCCTTGGGTGGCTGGGCGACCCCGAAGAAAAGAGACTGGAAGGATACAGCCGGTACCTCAAAGACCGGTGTGAATCCTGATGGCTCGGTGAGAGACCGTATGGATAGACTCGCCATGCAGGTATTTCATGGCGACCCGTGGCCCACCCCCACAAAGGC